AGTGAGGCGCTATCGTTCGCGGCAGACATTGGGGATTTCTCAGAGAAGGTATTAGGCGTGTCATTGCAGCCTTGGCAGCTTCGAGTAATTGCCGGGCAAACCGAAATGAAACCCAACGGCGACTTTGTTAACCGTGTTTCGCTGGTGAGCGTTGCGCGACAGAACGGCAAGACAACTGCCATGGCCGCACTTATTGGCTGGTGGCTCTGCACCCAAGGCGGCAACCGTGGCAAACCCCAAACGGTCATTACATGCAGTCACCAACTCGACTTGTCTACCGCGCTATTTAAGTACCTCGCGCCCATTCTTGGTGCCAAGTTCAATGCCAAGATTTCGTGGTCATACGGCCGTATGAACCTAGAGATGCCAGACGGCAGCACATGGCTAGTCAGAGCTGCGACCCCACAAGCCGGCCACGGTTACAGTGCCGACCTTATTTGTGTTGACGAAGTGTGGTCAGTTTCCGAGGCCGCCATTGACGAAGGTTTGCTACCGTCCCAGCGCGCAAGAAAAAACCCGCTTATGTCTATGTGGTCAACTGCCGGCACACCCGAAAGTAAGGCCATGTTGCGTTGGCGCGAGCAAGGCATACGAGCTATTGACGCTGGCGACCACGGCCCGCTCTACTTTGCCGAATTTAGCCCCCCGAGCAACATAGACCCGATGAGTCCTAGCGCGTGGATTTACAGTAACCCCGCTCTTGGTTACACGCTCGACATGTCAGTTATTGAGGCTGAAGCCAAGGCACCAAACCGCAACGCGTTTCTACGCGGCTCGGTCAACACTTGGACTAGCTCACACTCGGGCTGGTTAGAAAACGGCCTTTGGGAAGCGTGCCTATATGAAGGCGAAGTACCAGCCGGCGGCGTACTCGCTATCGAGCAGTCCATTGACGAGGCACGGTACGTTGGCGTGCGCGCCGTGCGCGTAGAAAACAAAACAGTAATAACTACCGCTTTTGACGTAGACAACATGGCCGAAATGTGGGCATGTGTTGAGCGCGAAGTAGAACGCAACCCGCAGCTGCGTATCGCCATTACGCCAGTCTTGGAAACTCACTGCCCGCCCAAGCATGAGCGCCGACGCACCATTGTTGGCTACCGTGAGCTCTTGAAATGGACTCTTGCCGTGCGCTCGCTCATTGTGGAAAACCGCATTGGTCAAACTGGCGAGAAACTACTTGCCGAACATGTCGAGCGCGCCGTAATGATTAAACACCAAGGCAGTGTGGCGCTTAGCTCTACCCGTTCGCCCGGGCCTATTGAGTTAGCCCGGTGCATGGTATGGGCCGCCGCTTTAGAGTCGCGCCCCAGCTCTAGCGGCAAGCCTTTACTTGTTATTTCTAGGTAGTACACTCGCTGGTGGACGGCCTCGCATTTCGTCGGGATTTGCGAGGTTATCCACAACTCGCGCACAAAAGAATGGCACAATAAACCCATGGCTTTATTTGGACGTAACAAAGTTGCTGCACTCGGCACGTCAGTAGACCCCGAGATTAAAGCGGCTGTAGGTTATGGCACCGGTAGTAATGCTGGCGCGTCCCAAATAAATAATTTCTATGCGTACACCAATGGCGAAATGCGCCAAATTGCTATGCGCGTCCCGACCATTAGCCGCGCTCGTGACCTTATGGCCAGCGTCATTGGTTGTCTAAAACTTGAAATGTACCGCGACATTTGGAACGGCGAAGAATTAGAAAAAGTACCGCTAGCTCCCCGCGCATGGCTAAACCGTATAGACCCAAACGTCACAAATAACTTTATTCTAAGTTGGACATTTGACGACCTTTTCATGTGGGGTAGAGCGTTTTGGTACATAAAATCTCGCACCGCCGACGGATACCCCGCATCATTTGAGCGCCTGCCAGCTGCAATGGTCACCACCCAAGACCAAGCCGGCCCCGTGTGGTTTGGGCCGTCTAATCAAGTTTTCTTTTCGGGTTTGCCTATCGAGTCCGAAAACCTAGTGCAGTTTCTTAGCCCGGTACAAGGTTTGCTTTACACGTCAAGCGAAGCAATTACGACCAGTTTGAGGCTGGAAGCCGCAGCACGGAGGAATGCTGAAAGCGCGATACCGGCCGGCGTTTTGCGGCAAATTTCTGGGGAGCCTTTAAGCGGGCAAGAGCTTGCCGACTTGGCGAGTCTTTTCAACGCGGCAAGAATGACCAACCAGACGGCGGCACTTTCGGAGTCTCTAACATACGAGGCCACCACGGCAACACCGGACAAAATGATGCTGGTTGAGTCTCGCGACTTCCAAGCTCGTGAATTGTGCAGAGCCGCAAATATCCCCAATTACCTCGCTGGAATCGACCAAGGCTCATACCAATACACCACGTCGGCAGGCGCTCGCGCCGACCTTTACCTATTTGGTGCCAAGGCTTTTATTGACTGCATTTCAGAAACCTTGTCTAGCGACAACATACTGCCACATGGCACGTACGTTATGTTTGACGTAGAGGAATACCTAAGTGAGTCCTACATGAGCGACTCTAAAGTAGAAACAGAAACAACAATAGAAACCCCGAGGTACGCAAATGATTAGGTTTACCCCCAGCTCTTTTACTGTAGAAGCCGCAAAAGGCGAAAACGGCAAACGCACAATTTACGGTTTAGCCGCGCCATATAACGTGGCCGCACGTACCAGTACCGGGCAAGAAGTACTTTTTATGCCGGGTAGTTTGCCAGTTGACGGCCCCGCGCCAAAACTTATGCAGTACCACGACTCGACAAAGCCCATTGGCATTGTGACCGAGCGCGTAGAAACACCCGAAGGCGTCATGTTTGCAGCGCGTATTTCAGCCACTCGCGCTGGCGACGAAAGTCTCACACTCGCACAAGACGGCGTGCTTGACTCGGTCTCAGTTGGGGCAACCCCGACAGAGTGGACAATGGTAGACGGCGTTATGCACGTAACTGCCGCTATCTGGTCAGAGTTAAGCATGGTTTCCGAAGGCGCGTTTGCCGATGCGAAAATCCACCAAATTGCTGCGCAGTCTGATATAACATCAGTAGAGACGGAACCCGACACCGACGAGAACGAAACCGAAGAAGAAACCACAGAAACCCAAGAGGAGTTAACCGTGTCGGAAAACCAAGCACCAGTAGTAGAGGCATCAACACCTACAGCTCCTTTGTGGGCAACTGCTAAACCACAATTTAAGTTGCCAGCACCTAGCGAATACATTGCAGCAATGGCAGCAGGCGGCAGCGTTTTTGCTGAGATGAATGCACGCATTCACGCAGCTGCGCCAAACATCACCACCGCCGATACACCCGGTATCTTGCCCGAAATCATTACGGGCAGCGTTTACGATGGGCTTAATCCTATCCGCCCGTTTGTATCTGCTATCGGTACAAAAGCAATGCCAACCGCTGGCGCAACTTTCCGCCGGCCAAAAATTACGGTACGTCCAACAGTTACAGAGCAGCCAACCGGCCAGCTCAACGCGCTCGACCCATCAACTGTCACCGTGTCAAATACGGATATCAGCAAGCTCACGTTTGGAACATATGTCACCGTGTCCGAACAAGACTTGGACTGGTCAGACCCCGCTTCAATCAATATCATTTTAGAACAATTATCAATCGCCTACGGACAGGCCACGGATAACTACGCAGTAGACCAGTTGGTAGCACAAACCACACAAACCGAAACGCTGGCCAGTTTCTCGGGCCAAGACATCGTCGAGGCCGTTTACGGTGCAGCGTTTCAAATCTCAAACACCAGCAACTATTTGCCAACCCATTACGTCGTGTCACCCGTGACATGGGCAAAACTTGGTATGGCCGTAGACGGCGACAACCGCCCAGTGTTTCCATTTGTTGGCGCACCCGGACTTGGTGGCTACAACGCAGCCGGCACACAGTCTGCAACTTCATGGAACGGCAACCCATTGGGCTTGTCGCTTGTAGTTGACAAAAACATGTCTGGCGGAACCACGACCGGCACACTTTCCGGTGTAGTTGGTCACGCCGCTGGTGCAGCTGCGGGCTTCGAGTTCTACGAGCAGATGAAAGGCGCAATTTCAGTGGACGTGCCAAGCACGCTTGGCCGCACTATCGCATTCCGTGGTTACGCAGCTGTCTTTATGGCAGACGCAACCAAGTTTGTCAAGCTCGTAAACGCATAACCCGAAAGGCGGGCTACCGCCATGGCGGTTTACACAATTACGCACAAGCAAATCGCTGACAACTACGGCGTATTGCAACTGCTCACTAACGCGCTGGTACAACCCGGCGACAGCATCACAGTCGCGGCCGTTGACGCAACATTCAACGGTACGCGCACTGTCTATGCTTGCCCGCAGTTTTATTATTTAGGCGTAGACGAATACGGCGACCTGCTTTACAACTACGACTTGCCAATACAAAACCAAGTCTTGTTTAAGTTGACGGCGGCAGACGTCGAGCGCGGCCCAGCCACCGGCACGCTTACGTATGCGCCTACATGCACTTGGATTACAGCTGCAAACATTGAGGACTGGTTAGGCATTGGTACCGCGACCGTGGCCGATACAACATTCTTAACTCAGTGCGCGTCAGCTGCAAACGCTTTTGCGTTTCGCCGACGTCAAGAGTCCGGCTGGATAGATAGCCCAAGCACTGTCCCAAGTGGTGACGTAGCCTTAGGAACTATCCAATATGGGGGAATGTTATATAGACAGCGTGGCAGCATTGACTCCTTCGCTAGTTTTGGCGACGGTGGCGCGGTAACCGTTACAGGCCTCTCAGGCGTCATTAAACAACTGCTTGGCATTGACAGACCGCAAGTGGCCTAGCGCATGCCAGTGACCTTTACAGACCTCTTTAACGAGGCTCTAGACGACCTAGTAGCAACGCTCACCGCCGTTAGCGGTCTACAAGTGGTCAACGACCCGCGCAACCTTGTGCCGCCATGTGTATTTATTGACGCGCCAACATTCGAGGCGTTTAACTTCAACATAGTAAAAATGTTGTTCCCCGTGCGCTGCATCACTCTTGGCCCAAACAACCTAGACGCCCAACGCTCACTTATGAACCTTGCCGCCAAAGTTATTGGCGCTAAAGTTGGAGTGCAGGACGGCCGCCCAACCATCGCCATTATTGGCGGTGCTGAGTATCCGGCCTACGACTTGACCATAGCCATGCAGGCCCAAACCGGTTAGGAAAATATGTACATTGTTAACAGTCCCCGAGTCGGCGTAGTCGGCGAACCTTTCAACCCAGACGGCTACGACGTCGCCTACCTTTTGGCTGGCGGTTTCATTGTCGAGAAATCACACACTAAGCCCGCAAAATCTGCTAAAACAGAAGCAGAAGAAACACCCGAGGAGTAAACCCCATGGCAACCAGTACTTACCTATCAAATCCAAACGTGCTTTTTGGCGCTGTTGACTTGTCAGACCAGTGCACAAGCGTGCAACTTAACCAAACCATTGAGGCTTTAGAGTCCACTGCATTTGGTGGTACTGCCCGCGTTTACACTGCTGGCCTACAGGCAAACGAGTTAACTATCACAATGTTTGCAAGCTACGCAGCAAGCGAGTCTTGGATTACTCTTAGTACTTTGGTTGGTACACAAATTGCAAGCATTATTGTTTCACCAGCTGCGCCAACGGTACCCGGTACATACTCAGCCACAAACCCGGGCTTCACACTTGTTGGCGGATACCTTGAAACACTGCCAGTCATGAACGCGTCAATGGGCGAACTTGCCACTATGGATATCGTCATCACTGGTGGAGTACTCACCGTAGACGTAACCTGATAACAACTAACCCGAAAGGTAGCCCGACATGCAGTTAAGGCTAAAAGTACAACGACAAAACGAAGACGCCTACGAGGTAACCACTAACCTAGCTGTCATTGTCGCATGGGAAAGGCGCTTTAAGCGCCGCGCCAGTGACCTAGGCTCGGGCGTTGGCATGGAAGACTTAGCCTTCATGGCTTACGAGGCCAGCCAACGCTCCGGCATCATTGTGCCCGCATCGCTCGACGCGTTTATAAACACTATTGAGAACCTAGAAGTAGTGGACAGCGAGCCGGCAACTTTTACCGTGCCGGAACTATCCGGCGACAGTTAGCAGAGCTTTTATTACACACGGGCTGGTGGCCCCCAAGTGTAGACTTTGAGTTACCAGACTTAGCCACCGTTATAGATGTACTTGAAAGGCAGCGTAAACAAAATGCCCGCTGACGCGTCTTACAAGGTTTACGGTATCCAAGAGGCTTTAGCGGAAATTAACAAAGTTGACCGCGTTTTACGCCGGCAGATTACTAAAGACATTCAATCTGGCGCTGGCACCAAACTTGTGACTGCGGCCCGCTCGTTTATTCCGACGGCTAGCCCGCTTTCGCGCATGGTGAATGGCAACATGATTAAAGGCCGCGACGGTACCGGGTGGAAACGTGAGCGCGTCCTAGCTGGCATACGTACCGTGGTTGGCAAACGTGGTCAGCGTGCACGCACTGTAAGGTTCTCTAACGGCCGTACAGCCGATTTTAAGGCGACGCAATACCAGTTGCTTGTACTACAGCAAAAGGACGTTGCCGGGGCTATCTGGGACCATGCAGGCATCAGAGGCGGCGGCCAGTTTGTTGCCAACCTTGAAGCTGAAGGCGAGACCGTCGGCCCACGTACCGCACCCCGCGCTCTTGAACCCGCAGCCAACAGCGTGTTACCAGCCGTCGAGGACGAGGTAGGCAAGATAGTTGCTCAGGTTATGACTATTGTTAACCGTAATCTTGTTACGACTAGGACGCGCTAACCATGGCTATCAATATCCCCATTATCTCAAGCCTTAACACTAAAGGTTTTGACAGCGCCAAAAAAGAGTTTCAGAGCCTGCAAGGTTTTGGTGCCAAGAGCGGGTTTCTGTTACAAAAAGCCATGTTGCCCGCAGCTGGCGCGGTTACTGCACTTGCCGGCGGTCTCGGTATGGCAGCCAAGGCAGCAGCAGCAGACGAAAAAAGCGCAAACCTTTTAGCCCAACAGTTAAAACGCACACTTGGCGCTAACGATGAAGTAACGGCCAGCATGGCTAGGTTCGTAGACCAAACCCAATTAGCCACAAACGTAACCGACGACGAACTTAGACCGGCTTTGTCGGGCTTGGTGAGGTTCACAAAAGACGCTCAAAAAGCCCAGGACCTTTTAACTTTAAGTGTCGACACGGCAATAGCAACTGGTAAGGATTTAACCGCTGTCAGCACCGCTATTGGGCGTGCGTACGACGGCAATTTTACGAGCTTAAAGAAGTTGGGTATCCCGCTCGACGACAACATAATTAAAACTAAAGATTTTGCGGCAGCACAA